TGAAAGTGAAAAGATAAAAAAACGTGTAGAACGTGCTCTGGTTTGGGATGATGATGATGATATCATGAACGACCCCGATGTATGTAAAATGGTCGAGAATGGAGAGCATATCTGTCACATGTTTGACGCACCTTGCCAAGCTTGTGAAGATGATGAGGAGGACGAGGAGGAGGAGGAATACAACGACGAAGTCAGGGTCATGACTGAAGAAGAAGTTCAAAATGATCCTGAAATGACTGCTCAAGTGAATAAAGTTGACGAGTTACGTGCCCATTTTTGTTAATCCTCACCAAGTAGGTCAATCTCTCTTTCATACGTTTGAGACATGAGTATAGTTTTTAGATCTCTTGTAAATGTTACATATTTTCTTGGTATATCTCCCCATAATCGTTCATTTGAAACAAATAACTCAACCATTCCATCCCTTAAGAGGGGTTCGAGGAGTGTCCAATTTGGTTCCTGATATTTAATCTTTGTACACCCTCTAGCAAACCTTCTAGCATAAATGTACCACGCCGCGATACTTTTGTATATATACGTGGGTCGCTTCCCTTGTTCAAGGCAATTTCGTAAAGATGGAACGATGAAGGTGTGAAACTTTGTGAACCCATCCATACAGATCCTATCCAGAACGTCAAGGTTAGTCGCATTCGAGAAGCGTTCTTGAACCTTTTCGATATATTCATACACATCAAAGGGTAGATCAATATCAAGGGATGGAATAATTTCTTCTGACTGAAGTTGTTTGAAATGTTCTCGATGTGACGGGTCACTCATGACTTGATCAAATGTTTTGTAACCTGAAAGTGCACCTATATACGCGAGGGAAGTATGTCCCCCATTGAGAATACGAATCTTTGTCTCTTCGTATGGTTCAATATTCTTCGTGATGACAACACCAACTTGTGTCAAGTCGGGAAATTCGGAAGCGAAATTATCTTCAATGACCCATTGTGTATATTCCTCTGTCTGTACAGCACTATGACCAAACCCTGGATAAATCTTTTCAACTTCTTGTCGAAGTGTATCTGTCGTTCGAGGTGTGATACGGTCAACCATACACGATGGAAACTTCACATTTTTTTTAATCCAACCCGCGAGTTCGTGTTGATTTGTCCGGTAGAGATACGCTAAGAATTGTGTTTCGAGAACGATTCCATTTTGTCGAATGTTGTCACAACATAGGATAGTGATAGGGTTTTTACGGTTTCTGAGACCACACGCCAAGTACTCAAATAGGGGTGATCCTGGTGCATACCCACTTTCCGTGACAGTTATGGTGATGAGATGAACACTCGGTAATGTGAGTAAATGTTTAGCGATTGTTCTATTCTTGGTCCAGTCGATATAATCGAGGTGTGACCTGACAAACTTATACTCCGTCGGCGTCTTAAGTATATATTTATCAATTTCACGGAATCCTTCATTCACAAGGTTGACAGCTACGATCCCCCAACGAAGATCTCCAGTCTTTTCCATATATTCATCAATGTACTTGGCCTGGTGCGCTCTATGAAAGTTTCCATAACCTATATGGACAATACCTGTATGACATTCAGACTTGTTATACATAATTATACAAAAGACATAAATCCATCCATAAATTGCATAGTTCGATACCCTGTGTAATACAAATGCATTTTCCATACACCATTTCTAGGTTTATTAGGTATTGACTCATTGATAGCAACTCTAATAAACGTCTTGTTAGAATTTGTGTTTTCAAAATCAAAATAGCCCGAAGGACCTGGGTCTTTTGGATTTAATGCAAAAGTGTAAGTGTATATATGTTGCTGTTTTGGCAGTGGTAGATTATTTTTCGAACATGTGTAAAATCTAAAATATTTGGGACCACTCTCTAAGGTTTTTATCACTTGTTCACCGTTGATATACATTTCAATATCTGTAACGTTATCATATTCCGAATATACATCATCCACTAATTGTCCCACGGGTAATGCCGATGAAAAATTAAACCTATTGTTGTAATTGGCAACTGGCGCCAGATTCGTTCCGGTACTTATAGAGTTTATTTCATCACCAAAACTTGTGTCTAATGGGTTGTCTTCTTTTTCGAAATCACTATTTCTTATAAACCAATGTAATGATTTTACTGGAATTTTAGGAACTAAATTAGCGACAATTTCAGATGTACCCGGTTTATTTTCATACACTGGATGTTTGTTCGTGAATTCCGTTGTTATCACTTGTGTTTCTTTTACAAAGTATAGACGTTCGATTTCTGTCAGTCTAATTTCGTCTGTTACAACATTGAAATAGTCAAGTTTTATATCACCATTGGTTGGTGTGAAGAATGTTTTTTTATGGAATTCAAAATCAAACTCTATTTTCTGTTTGTGAATTGCACATAAAGGGAAATATGGCTTTTCCGAAATACCCGCTTCAAAACGTCTACCGAAAAAAAAGTGTAATGGTATTGTTATTGGGACAGTTTGTTTATGTATTTCTTGAAATGCAAAATTAGTAGACCACAATCGATGAGACCATCCTCGATTGATATTTATCTCAGACATTTGTTCTTCATCTGCGTCTTGATATATATTATGGTAAATTATATTTGAATCTGAATCAATTTTTTCTACCATGATTTCATCAACATACATCGTGACACTCTTGATGAGATGGTAGCCTATCATCGGTGCATATCTATCTAATATACCTGGGGGGTTGTTAGGGAAGGCTGATAAAGGTATAGTTATGGCCATGTTTGAGAGTAGATCACCCATCGTTTTGGGATCATATTGAACCTTTACAGTTTTACCCCAAGGCCAATTTGCTTCATCATTCACATTTTGTATGGTCTTCACCCGTTGTTTCATGTAAAAGGGGGTATGTGGTTCATGTGAATTCTTAAAATTCGATTTTTCTAAATCTTTGGAAAGTAGGTGTGTGTCCTGCTTTCCAATAGCTTTCAGTGAAATCTCAGCAGCTTCGCTACCCATACTATATAGACACAAATTAGCTTTAAACTATATCAATCATAATCATTCATGTCTTCCCCAGTGAATTGGAAAGCAGTCCCACTATCAATGTCCCATGCTGACATGTTCAAACCGGTACCACCCGCGTAGCTCGAAACAGCCCCCACCGTTGTTTTAAATACTCCAATTGGGATAACACCCCCGACTGTATCGAATAAAGCATAAGTTGGGCCAACATGTGTCGAGGAACCAGTATCCTGAAAAGTATTATATGTTCGCGATAGCTGGGTACCTCCGAATAGAATAGAGTCAGATCCATCTTGTATATCACTCTGTGTTTGAGTAGTTCCTGAAAATGCGTAAGCTCTTACGCGTACAGAGTATGCATGTAGGGTAGTATGTCTCCATGTACTTGCACCAATTTGTACTGTATTTGTCGCCCTAACCATCTTTCCAGTCATAGAGATGACAATTTTCTGGTCATCAAAAGACGAAGGTACGTTTATGTAAGAACCAGTAGCCAGTTGTGAAACACCGTTATTAAACCTAAAAGCTAACCGACTTTGGTTACTACCCGGAGATTCTGCATAACACAAGAGATATCCAACATGCCCTATGAGTCCTCTCGAGTAGCTAGATCCATTTTGAGCTCTATGTGTAAATGTTGTGCGGACCACCATTGTTCCAATATTCTGAGGACCAGAATAATTTGTTGTAACTCCATTTGAAGCGTTAATCGATGAAGCTGCTATCGATTTTCGTAAAAATCCGGGAACTCTATATATAATTCTGGATGCAATATTACGGTTATTACATGTAGGTCTGTATTGACGGGTAACTTGTGTCACTGTAGCGGTACTACCATCTGGTTTTGTGAATACAAAACTGGAATTAGTTGAGTCAACGAACCTAACATTAGCCGTATTTTGATACCCCGAAGTATCAATTACAGGTTCAAACAAACTATATGCCTCATCGTTTGTATTCGTTGGTGTAAACGTGATAGCCTGAACGGAAACAGTTCGTGAACGGATTAATGATGATGTAGAACCCAGTATAATATTTGAGTTAATTGAAGTCCATGAAGCTGTATATGAACCAATGGTGTTTGTATTAACGTTAGTCGAAAAGGTTGGCGTTTCTGAAATATCAGTGTTGAGATTTTCGAATCCAGGGTCGGTATATGTAGCACATTCTAGTATAGTTTGGGTACCTCCAATTAATGTGAAAGAAGGTACTGTAGGATTTGCATAGACTTGTACAGGTCTTATAGCCGTACCTGTATTCTGAGCTGTATCAGTGGCTGAATACACGATATTATAAGTACCTACTGCATTACGGTTAAGGGGGTCATTTATCGAGAATGATACACTCGAGTCATAATTGTCGGTGACAATAACGGGTGGACTTGGTATTCCTAAAGACCCCGTGTAACCCGCTCTGATTTTAATATATGAAGGACCCTGTATCGTTAAAACTGGTGCAACAGCATCTCTTGTGACTGTGACGGTCCGTGTAGCGGTTCCCACATTCCCACCCACGTCTGTAGCTGAATATGTAACTACATACACACCTTGTATTATTGGATTTACAGCTGCGACTGATACAGCCGTTCCTCCACCAATTGGTGAACGTGTGATACTAATTGTTACTGTCTCACCCCCATTTGAAGTAGCTCCTTGTTCTGTATACGTTTGTGAAAAAGTCGGTGAAACAGTATCGTTATACACTAAAGCCACTGGATTATAACTTGGAACACCTAGAGTTATGATAGGTGCAGTAATATCCCTGACATATGTGATAAATCTACTAACGGTTCCTGCGTTGTTAGCAATGTCTAAGGCTGTATAAACAACTTCATACGTACCAGGACTTGTAGGATTAATACTAGTACTATTTATGGTTACCGTTTCCCCTCCATCGGAGGTAGCACCATATTCAACATATGGTTCACTATTTGTCGGTGAAACTGAATCGTTAAATACCAACGTCACATTGTTATAGTTGGGGTTGCTGAGAGTAAGAACTGGTGGTACAGTATCTTCTGTGACCGTGACGGTTCGTGTAGCAGTTCCTATATTACCAGCTGTATCTGTAGCCGAATATGTAACTACGTACACACCCGCTTCTACGGGGTCTACAGCTGCAACCGATGTAGGAGATTGACCCGGGGGTGTAAAAACGATGCTGATAGTTACAGTTTCCCCTGCATCGGCGGTAGCTCCGTGCTCTGTATACGTTTGTGAGAATGTTGGTGTAACTGTTGTATTAAATATTAGATTGATTGGATTTTCGTTGGGGTTGTTGAGAGTGACTACCGGGGCTGTAGTATCTTCTGTGACTGTGACGGTTCGTGTAGTGGTTCCTGTATTTCCACCCGTGTCTGTAGCTGAATATGTGACTGTGTACACACCCTCCACTACAGGGGAGACAGCTCCAACTGATACAGCTGTTCCTCCACCAATTGGTGTTCGAGTAATACTAATGGTTACTGTCTCACCTCCATCTGAAGTAGCTCCTTCCTCGGTATACGTTTGTGAGAATCCAGTCGATGTGTTAAATATCAGGTTTACGGGATTATAACTTGGAACGCCTAGAGTTACGATGGGGGATGCAATATCTCGTGTATATATGACTTCTCGTATAGTGGATCCTAAATTACCAGCGGTATCTGTAGCCGTATAAACAACATCATATGTACCTGCACTTGTTGGAACAATATTGCTACTATTGATGATTACTGTTTGCCCTCCATCGGCGGTAGCACCGAATTCAGTGTATGGTTCACTGTACGTCGGTGAAACTGAATCGTTAAATATTAGATTGACTGGATTTTCATTTGGATTGTTTAGAGTTATTACGGGAGGTGTGATATCTCTAGTAACCGTCACAATTCTTGTAGCGGTTCCTGTATTTCCACCATCATCTGTTGCTGAATATGTAACGGTATACGTTCCTTCTACAACTGGATTTACACTTGGTACGGATACTGGATTCCCACCACCTAGGGGTGTTCGAGTGATACTGATAGTCACCGATTCACCTGTATCAGCAGTAGCACCAAATTCTGTATACTGTTGTATAAATACTGGTGTGACGGTGTCATTGAATACTAAATTTATAGGATTAGAACCAGCACTATTCAGTGTTACAACTGGAGCAACTGTATCTACTACATTTATAGTTCTAGTAAAACCATTTGGATTTAAATTTCCGTGTTCGTTGACAATCGCATAGTTAAATTCGTACGTCCCGATAACATTAACGTTTAAATTGTTACTACTCGAGAACGTAAGGTCGGGTGAGAGTGAAATTCCTGGATCTACGAAAGGTTGATACCGTTCATGTGTAATGACATCATTCCCTATTAGAATTTCTTCTATGTTTGGTATAGGAAATTGCAGATCTCGAATCTCTTCTGATTTTCCGTTAGCAACCAAAGGATATAGTAATTGAGCCATACCATCTCCAATTTTCAATACATTGTAACTTTTTGCATATACAAAAAGGTCATGTTGATGTGTCCATCCAGTTTTAAAACCTTCAACTGATAACACCTGACTTTTTATAGTTGAAAAATTGAATTGACCTGTCGGCTTCGAACTTTCAGGACGGGTTGCGAAACTCCACAAGTATATACGCCGATTTAGAGAAGTATGTGTATGGAACTTCGCACTTGGGATAGCTCTCAAAAAATGCGACGGAAATTCACCGATACAATCTTCTGGTATGACCTCCTCATCATCTAAATTTAGTGATATACTTTTGATGGATTCCATAACTGGTTGTGGGTATTTAGTTGATGTGAATACATGATTTGTTTCTCTATTTCCATAATTTCTCACAAAACCATCAAAATCGGTCTGACCCTGAAAAAAACATAATTCAGATGTGTTTGTGTTCGAGTCTTCTAAGAGAGTGATTGCACGCTCATTATTTTTCTTCGTGATGACGAAAAACTCTTTAACCGGATTAGAGAAATTCAATTTGAATTGTTTTTTCTGCGATTTTTGGACATAGTCGTCGTCATAGTATTCACCCTCGTACTCTCGCCAATTGAACTTGTTAAGTTGTAACTGTGTGACGATTTGTAGCATAGGTGTATTTTTTATTTTGTTTTGTTCGGGTTTATCGAGATACACTAATTCCAATTTTAGTTTAGATGTATTCATATCGACATAAATGTCTTGATAACTTCTTGGTGTCTTTGTATCACGTGAAAAAAGTTGTATGTTGCCACATTCTGCATTAATCTGTGAAGTTGCAAATTCTGTTAATGGATCAAATGATGTATCTGGAAATGGTAGTTGTGTTTCAGGGTCCCAATCTGCTGTACTTGCAGAAACAGCGATATCATTACCACTGGTTGTTACAGAAATGCTACTGGAAGCAAAAGCAGCTTGGGCACCATCACCAAGTTTTTGACCTAGGATTGATTTAAACTCAAAATATCCCAAATCGTTTAGTTGATATACTGAAACCCATCCACCAACCGTTCCAATAGGAGATTCATTTTCACCGAGAGTTGTATCAGAATCTGCTCCAACTATGAGGGTTTTATCGTCATCACTAAGGTCAAGTGATTTACCAAATTCCCACCGTTTCTGTATAGGATCATTCCACGATGTATATAACCCGTGGTTAAAATCCCGGCTACGCTTTAGTCTATCATTGTACGAAGGTAATTCTGGGTAGATGGTTTGGTGTAATTGGTATACACCTGCAACATCTTTTTTATATACGTGAATTCGACCAACATTCCAATCGACATTCTGAGATTTAATAAATCCAAATTGACGGATGGGTGGAACCCAATGTGGTTCTGATACGATTAACATTTGACTCGTTCTAGATATAGACATTTTCTGTCCAAAATTGTAATTATATGATGGTGTATCGGGTGGAGAAAGTGTTTGGACAATTGAAAAATCTTTGTCCCAATCACTTGTATATGCTTGATATGTGTTCCAGTCATCAAAATCCCATTCATATATTCTAACAGACCCTCTACTATTATTTGTTTGTGTATCTAAAACATAACTATAAGGTATTGTAATATTCCTAACATGTCCCCAAAACAAAGCAAAGTGTCCATTATCGGTCACCGCGGAACGACCATCTAGGAAAGATGCACTAAAATTTGTTGTTTCCCAATAGTCACTCATTTGTAGATCTGACACCGGATTTACAGGGGTACCCCGGATAACAGCATTCAAATTAATTCTTGAATTTGGCCATACAAGTTGAAAGCTATCTCCTATATTGTCAGTTCTAGTAAAATTACTTGAATTCGGAACAGTATAACCAGGTGTCAGTGGACCACCGTTTTTTTTATTCGGATACCAAGTATAAACTCTTAAATCAACTGGAAAATCGACACTACCTGTAGTAGCTACGATTGCTTTACCAGCTGATGATACACGTGTCATTTCACCAAAATTATACAGACCCTGGACCCCACGCAAATTTCGTGCCGGCTCGGGGAAAACTGATAGAGTGTTCCAGGAAACGTTTTGCCAAGGTTCATCTATTCCTTTTAAATTTTTATAACCTCCAGATTCAAAATAATCGTGCATTGGGAAATGTAATTCAAGAATCCCCTTTGAGATCACATCACTAGATTTTTTGTTAGAACTCTCTATCTGTTCTATCTCCTCTAGTCTAGATTTTCTAAGATTCGCATTAGAATTTACAAAAGAATCACTTGGATCCCATTCAGCGTTGTAACCCTGACCAACGGGAAAATGTATAAATGTTCGAACGAAACCAGCACCACCGTTTGCGTAAGAGTATACCGATGATTCTGGTTCTATGATTGTAACTGGAGATTGACCTTGAAGTAATACTGCTCGAACATCACCAAGTATAGCAAATCCCGCTATACTACCTACATTTTTCCAATTAAATGGCATCGCTAAATCATTTTGTTTTCCAATGTCTGAAAATGGTTTAGCACCCCCACCATATACATTTTCTAATTGATAATTGTAAACATTACTCAGTAAATTAGGTCCTGTTTTTTCAATCGAGAATGAACTAAATGTTGACGTCTCGGCGTATAGGGTATTTAAAGCTTCTAATACCTGGTTCGCTAAGTAGGGGTTTCTCAGGGTTGCACTTTTCGAGTATTCTTTATTACCATCAGTGATACGCATATTAATAGTACTATTCACAGAAAATGGAAACGACTGAAAGAAGACTTTGGTGATGTCAGAATACGTGAACATTTCAGGAATCCATTTAAACCCAGCATTTGAATTCAGTTCATATGTGTGAGCTCCATTATCTTTAAGAAAATCTATCATAGACCACGATGGATTAACGTATGTATCAGAATATGGGAAATAGTTTCTTACGGTAAATTTTGTATCATAGCGATGTATACCTAACCCTTTATCACCTGCACGGGCATCTCCTATCTCTGCACCAACATTATCGTACCATGATACATTGTTGTATTTGTAATAAGAGTATACAGTTCTCTCCCAACCTTTAATCATTTCCACATAGATTGTACTTTTATCTCGTATCCAGTTTTCATCATAATATGTAGGAAACGGAAAATTTGCAGATTCTTCGCCATATAAGTCTGATGTTTTAGAGAACACAACATCTTTCAAATCACGGAACTTTATTTCAATTTCAATTTCTTGTTTCGTTAAAGCACAAATGGGTAAAGCTAGTTCGGGTGTTTTACAAAAATAAAAAGGTATATCGATTTGAAAATCAAAGCTCTTTTGTGTATATTTCTGTGAAAATGATTTTTTACACCCATACCAACTAG